CATTTTGAGGATTTTTAGGATCACTAACCACTAGTATGTTTGCAAAGTAAGATAATTTTCTTTTTCTCTTTCTAGCAATCTCTTTGTCAGATTCAACACCAGTATTCCATAGTCTAGTGTTTTCTTCTGACACAGGGTCTTTTTGATTTAAAGTTGTTAGTGAGTTTTCAATATACCAACCACCTGGTCCTTGGAATGCATGTGACCATACTCTAGTCCACGGCATATCCTCACCAGAAACTGCAGGTAAAAATCTAATAACAGCATAGCCATTACCAGTTTTATCTAACTCTGGTTTCCAGATTCTTTCGTCAGTATATTTGTCTTTGGATTGATTGTCGTTCTGATCTAATTTTGATTCTATCGCTTTGGTAAGTTTCTCAAAATTACTTCTGCTTGTTTTTAATGTTTCAAAGTCCATATTCGTATTCTCCTTGTATTATTGTATTTGTGTTACCTGTATTATCGGTATCAATATTATTTATAAGAGTAAAAAGTTCTATTTTTTCTTTTCTTTCCACTTCTTATGATCTTTAGCCCACTCACTAGCTGATCTACAAGGTTTAGGTAATGATTTATTAATCATATATTCCCTAATTTTGGCACTTGTTCTATCAACCCAATTAAGTAAACTGTATATTATTCCATCAAACATATCTCATTATACTACATCTGACACATTCTGTCAAGTGCATTTAGGTCTATGTATTTTAGATTAGGAATATCTTTCCATTCTTCTATAGGTGAGTTAGTTTTATCTCTACCATCGTTGAATTCATTTACTTTGTAGAACATTATATCAGGTCTCCAAGCCATCAAATCACGCCATTGTCGTATCCAATTTACACACGGCGTTGGACTATGTTCTTCGTGTACATAGTATTGTGTTCCTGCATATAGATTATTTACTTTGTTATCTGCACTATACAAATCGTGGCCAACCAAATATATCTCTGTAGGATTTTCTCTTTTAGAAGCAATAAAACCTGACGTAGGTCCAGCTGACCATCCATAATCGTGGTTTGATCCATCAGGCTTACACATTAACTCTTTTAAATCTTTTACTTTGTCATCTGGTCTTGTCCAACTAACACACAGAGAAGTATGATTTACATTTTTACCTCTGATCTCTTTTTTACCACCAGTTCTTTTTAAGATACTTACAATACCTTTTATCTGTGCGCCATGCATAACAAATTCTTGCTCATCTGTTCTTTTATTAGTTCTTACAACATCCCACTCTTTTGCTGCATTTAACTCATCATCAGTAAGACCACTATAAATTAAACTATCGTGTGCATCACCTGGTATCTTTGTCCAATCTCTAAAATAACAAGGTGTATCATAACCAAAACCACTATGATATATCTCGTGCATTATACCGTGGTCAACAGCTATCAATACATCTGGTGTCCAATCTCTATATAATGCATTACATCCATACATTGTAAAATATAATGATAATCGGTCAAGGTCTAAACCTTTTCTACTTTTTCCATTACCTAAACAAATAACCCTTTGATCCCTACTTGCCATTGACAAAAACCTCTTTCATAATTAGTTTACATTGTGTTTGATTATAACTCATAAATGGTTTTAATTTAACAATTTTATTTTCCCAATGAGGCCAAACAACTCGTTCTTTAATTTCTTTACTCCAATTCTTACAATACGATAAGATATTATCCAATACGACTGCCGTCTGAATTCTGATTTTTTTCTGAAGGAGTAATCGTAGAAGTCGTGGATGCTGGCCGTTATGTACGAGTAAACCACCATCAAAAGAAACGCCAGAAGTGCTAAAATCATCAGCAAGGAGTATACAGTCACTTCTAAAATTGTATTCAAAAGCGTCTTTAACTTTTCTATATTCCAAGTAAACTTCCTTACCATCATTTCTTAATAAACTTCCTACCCATTTTTTACTATCTGCTAAAAAATTAGATACAAAGAAATCTAGTATATCATTTTTATCATACATTGTACTTAATTTGTGAAAAAAGTACCTGTCGTTTCTTTTTGTAAATGTATCTAACTTACAATTTACTTTGCCTCCATATTTATAGTAGTCATATGTATCGGTAGTAAAATGTAGTTTGACTGCCATATATATTTTAAATACATCAAACCCTCCGTACATTCTCTTTATCTCTCCATACTTTTCTCATACCAATATAAAAAGCATCTGTTGTTACTAAATCTCTAAACTGTTTAAATCTTTTAGCAGCTTTTGCCTTTTCACTTGTTGCCCAATCTTTTGCTTGTGGTAATACTTTACCATCCTTACCATATTTCTTTCCATCTTTATGATTGGCATATCTTCTAGCTCTTGTAAAACCCATTTCTAAAAACTTTCTACACATATCCATACCAACAAAGTCTTTTTGTATTCTATAATCTAAATACATATCAAATATTTTTTGTGATGATACTTTGGCTTCTTTAAGAGTTTTAAAACGCCAATGTTTACAGATAACATCTGTATATGGTCTAACTAATAATACACCTTGTTCACCACGACCTATTCTGTATCTATTGTCGTTTGGTCTAAACAAAATGTTTTTATAATCTAATTTGTAATCAAATTCTACCATTGTTATACAGGTAGCACTCCAGTCTTTGGTAAAAAGTTTAACTTTTGTGCTTCCATTTCTATTTTTTGTTTTAGTGTTTTACTAATTAAAGGATTTACAGTTCCAACATCAATATCATTTTGTTCACAGTACCATATGACTGCATCCATATAGGTTAAGTCTTTTTTTTCTCTAACTATTTTTTCTATTTCTAAACTAAATTCTTTACTATTCATAATTCTAAAAGGGTGGCTCCACGCTAGCGGATTACCACCCTGCCAATTGACACTCTCATTATATCACTATATTGCATTTGAGTCAAGTGCTGATGATTGTAAATACTTCATTACGTGCTCTGGTGCAGAGACAGTATATGGGTCATCATCATTACTAAAATCATTAAATCCAGGTTCTTCAAAAAAGCTTTCAACTACACCATCATTTATAATGGCTGAATATCTCCAACTTCTCATACCAAAACCTTGTTTAGGTTTGTTTACCAACATTCCCATTGATCTAGTAAATGTACCACATCCATCTGGTATCATTTTGACGTTCTTAATTTGTAAATCTCTAGCCCAAGCATTCATTACAAATGCATCATTCACAGAGATACAATACACATCATCTATACCTTGGTCTTTGAATTGTTGATACATTGCATCATAACTTGGTAGTTCTTGTCCTGAACAGGTTGGTGTAAAGGCGCCAGGTAAACTAAACAATACTACCCGTTTACCTTTAAATAAGTCATCAGTGGAAACGTCTTTCCATTCCCCACCGATAAATGTACAACCACCTTTTTCATCTGAATCACCTACTCTAAATTTAAATGTGTGATCTATTATATTCCACTGGTCCATATTATACTCCTATATAAATGCCTGTTTCTGTTGCTAGGTACAGGCAAACCTCTATGGCATTATGCTGCCATTGCTAAGTTATTGTTAGCATTTATAAGTTGACATTACGTTGTCAGCGATTAAACTCCAGTAACCTTTAGTAGCAGTCGAATCTAACTCACCCCCCTAAAGCACACATTATGTGTTTTAAATTGGTGGAGGTGGTGGGTACTGCCCCCACGTCCTCACTAGTTATTATGTTACCTTCAACGTCTAATTCTTTAATATTTTACAAGTTTCTTTATCTGCTGGAACACCAACTTGTTTATCATATACCCAAATGTATGAATAGACAACCTTGTCATCTTCTACTACACATTTTTTACCAAATGATAATCTTGGTTCTTTTATATTACAAGCAGATAATAGTAAACCTGATACTATTAATATTACAATTTTGTTCATTATAGTTCCGTTCCTTCTAGCAATTCTAAATTCATCTTTAGATCAAAAGTTCTAAAGACAATACAGCTTTCATCTGGTTGTTGAGGTGTTTGTACAGATGCAAATGTTTCTTGTCTTTCATTAAGCCAATATACAACCATATAAACTATCTCGCCATTCTGTGTACCACCTTCTTTTCCGTAACTTACATTAACAGGTGTGAAGTTGTTATCTTTAGCCCATCTTTCTATTTCTTCAGTGGTACTACATACTGCTGGTATTTGTTCCCACCAAAAATTGTAAGTTGTCTTTTCTGCATATACTCCTGTCATTAACAGAAAGTATATTGTGAGTATTAATTTTTTCATTATTCCCTTTGCTATTAAAGGGCGCAAGAAAGTGATTAGTCCTAACTTTTGTCCTTATTTTGCTTCTCATAATATTTATAAAAGTCATTGATACTCTCTAACAATTTAGGCTGAAATTCTTTGGGGTCTTTCTTCCAAACTTGTACAGCACCGTCTTCAGCAACTAATAAAACAACAATTTGTTCTATTGGCTTTCCGAATATCTCCTCATACATAATAGCATAGGCTGTAGTTTGTAAAAAATAGTTTTCTACCCAGGCTTCTTGTCGTTCTTTATTTGCAGATTTGAAATCAATTACAGATAGTTTACCATCAAATTCAGCAACACAGTCAACTTGACCAGCAATAGTCAACTTCTCACTATACATAATATTCTCTAATAAATGTATGTTGTCAATTTGGTCAACGTAAGGTTTAATTAATCTAAACATACCTAAAGGCAATACATCTCTAATTGCTGGAGTTTCACCTTTGATATAATTTTCTACTAATGAGTGTAGAGCATTACCACGTCTAGCAGCTCTTCTCATTTCCCAAGTGGCAACATCTTCGCCTATACTCTCACGCCATTTTTTTAATTCTTCTGTTTTCTTTAAAGACAGAATTGTTGTCACAGATGGATATTGTTGCCCATCTATTTCATAAAATCTAATACCACCTACATTACGTCTTTTAGGTTTTGGTAATTTAGATTTATCTATATCTACAAATTTAAATTTCATTATATATCCTATGTTATCTATTCATTATACCATAATATGGTCAATTTGTCAATGCTTAGGTACCTTTAGCCATATACATCTGTATTATACGGTCTTGTTCTCGTTTAGTTTCATTATTAAGACGTTCAACAGCTCAGCTAGGGTCGTAAGGCTCGTATATAGTTTTACCAGCGTCATCTCTATATGCTCGTAATACCTGTTTTCTATTATCTTCAGGATTTTTATATGAGCAATGTATCCAGCCGCTATTAGGTTCCTCTGGATTATGATATTCCAATATTAACTGATCAAAGTCTATGTGATCTATTATATACTTTGCTAATTCGGAATTAGGAACACCAAATATTTCAAAATCAGCAGCTTGGCCTTTGGCATGCTGTGATTTCATACTAGAACCTATTTTAACACATAACTCTGGTGATCGGTAGCCACTTGATACACTAACTACTTTTCCATAATGGTCTCTAACTTTTTGTAAAACATTTTCACACAAAGCTTTTAAATTGTCCATATGATCTTCACTAGGGTTATTACTTATACCATGCCTATCAGCTGTCTGACTGGCGGTCATTTCCTTAAGCGAGAAATTGTTGCTTAGTTTCATTTATTTTTTCCTTTGCTTTTAATTTAAGTTTCTTTAGAGTTCTTAACTCGTACCAACTCGTACTTGATCTATCATTATTTCTATGTATCTCAATTTCATTTACTTTACTTTTTAGTTCTTTATGCTTTGCTTTCGCTGTCATATTAACCTCTTGTTAGTTTAAGTATCTTCTCTATTTGTGCCTTAATGATTGGACCTCTATTTGGCCAATGGATGTAAGGCTCATCGCTTTTAGATAGATTGTAAAGAAAAGGAAGTATTACTTTCTCTATATCTTTAAATCTATTTTGAACATCTGCACTCTCTAGTTCTTTAGTCACAGATTCTTTCTCTGCTACTATTTGCATTACTTCATTCATCATTGACTTTACATCACTCACTTCAGATTTAATTTTTGATAATTCTAATGATTGATTGTCTAGTGCTGATAAATCTACTTTTGGTTCTTCTGTCTCTGTTTTAGGGGCAGAGGATACAGCAGTAAAACCATAGTCTTCATCCATATCAAATCCACGCATGTAATCAGGTATGTCTTTTACCATTTTTTCCTCTTTCTATGTTTTGCTATTACTTGTTCTGTTTTAGATTGTTTGATTGTCTTTTTTCCATATCTTGCCGCTAGTGGGCTTTTAGGGTGTGCCTCTGCAATTCTACTTAAATTGTCTTTCCAGCCTCCATCAGTCTTATGTGTAATGCCTCCGACACCACCTACTATATTTATTGATGTGATTACCTGACGAAGGTTCTTATTTTTCTCTAAATATGTATCTAATTCACTCATAGATAACCATTCAGTATGTCGTTTCTTTGTTCTTTTATTCTCAAAAGTATAGTTAGGCATCGTCTTCTTCTTCCTCTATTCTTCTTAATATTTGTTCTTCATTAAAACCCATCATCAATATATCGTGTGTAGAATAATTATCCTCATTCAAACCATCTCTTAATATTTGTTCTTCGGCAGGTGTAAACAATCTTATCATACCTTTTTCTCTAGCAAGTCTTTCATTCTTATGTAACCTAGATTGCTTTAATCCTATATCTAATATCTTTTGGTCTTCTTCTATTGCTTCGTGGAAATACTTTGTCATTTTACACTTCTTTTATGTGACTCTCTATTGTTTACAAATACTCTTATCAACCTAGATACATCCACAGTTTCTTCTTTCAAAGTCACTGGATCTGTATAGATAACTCTACTATCATTTACTTTCATTTTAGTTTTGTCATCTACAACAACAGCGTCATCTGTATGTTTACGCCAATCGTGTGAGCTATACATTGTCATTTTGTGTGGCCTCCTTATACCATTGTGGCATTACTGATGGTGATTTCCAAGTAGCAAATGCACGTTTCTTTTCTATGTAATATTTTCTGTATGAACCAACAACATCACCTGGTATCTTACACTCATCTGGCATCGCTGGAGTAGGATCAGTACCAATAACATTTAGTGGTGAGTTATTAGGTGGTTCTCTCAATATGTCTTTTAGTTTTCTAATAGTCATATGATCTTTGTCGTGGTTGTATCTCTTTTTAAATTCTTCATTGAGTTCCAACATATGATTGTATAACCATCTGTAATTGTATGTACTATTCATAACCCAAACTGTACTAGGATGTTTAGTGTGACTTGCTTTGTACAATATCTTTTCCATATTATTGTTAGGGTGCAACCATCTTTTTATCTTTCTACCATTGGCTGTCTTATCATAATATTCTGTACCATCTTGTATTCTGTGTGCAGTACATAACATCTGAGCTGACTCAATAATCATTTTACAAACGTGCTTGTCACAGCACATTCTTGCTGCAGCAATAGGGTCTTTGTCCAAGTAAAATATGTTCATTATATATCCTTTCCAAAATTATAGGCAACACTAATTCTATCTTCATCACCTTTTTGTTGCTCAACACAATGTCTTAATGTTGATCTAAACCGAAGTAATCTACCAGGTGTAGGTTTATAATTTACTAATTTGTGAAAAACCTCAGCACGTAGATCATCTACGTTTTCCAAGCCATCACTTTCAAATATAGTGCTAGCACATTTTTCAGGATCTGCTTTCAACATAAAAATACCTGATAATGTAGAACCAGGATGAGTATGATACTCTTGGAAATCTTTATCTCTATATATTGTAAACCAACTGTTATGAAATTTTAACTTATCTGTTGATTTTACTTTTTTACAATACATATTTGCTTGTTCTAAAACCCATTCATTTAAATTTTTAAATCTATCATCTTTTAGTAAGTCATAAGAGCTGTGTGTATTATATACATTACTAATCCAATTGTTACCACCTTTATCTATTTTAGGTTCTAAATCATAACAGGCATCAACTAAAGGTTTTAAGTCACCTTTATAATCCGAGTATGAAATAATTGTAGGATACCAATATTCTAATTCCATATCTTATATACTAACACTTTTTTTGGTCATTGTCAAGGTTAATTATGTATGTATTTTCTATGAAAATCAATGTAATTATCTTTATCTTTTATATAATTTAACCATTTTTCTTTTCTAACATCTAATGCTTTTATAAATGGTTCCCATTCTTCTCTTAATTCGTGTATATTATTTTCATTTTTAAACCCTTGCCATTTAGCAGCAACAAAATCATCTGGACCCCAATTCATACCAGCTGCAATTGCAGCAAGACCACTTTTTGCTTCAAAATGTTGTACATAATCTCTTTCACAAGCAGCTCTAAACAGACCTCTATGAAAATTACAATTTAAATCAATCATATTCTTCTCCCATTCTTTATCTCT